CGTCGGGCGGTGGCGGTTTCAATGTCCTCGCCGAGTCGCTTGTTTGGTGCGCGAGTGTCGCTCGCCATACTCACGCGTCATCACCTCCCGATTTCGGCCGAGCGAGCAGATAGTCGCCGTCCTCCTGTTCGACGAGGATGACGTCGTCGCGGGGGTGCAGCGCACTCGTCTCCACGGCGGCGTCGACCGCGCCGACGACCTCGAACACGTCGCTCATGCGCGGCCCTCCAGGTACGTGGCTTGCCAGTCGCGATAGGCCGCGAGAAGCGCACGGCCGTGCTCGGTCAGTGCGTACTCGTTAGTGCGTCGGTCGGGCTGTCGGGTGTCTTTCTCGACGAGGCCCTCCTCGGCGAGCCGGTCGAGGTTGGGGTAGAGCCGGCCGTGATGCACCGTCTCGTAGTGCGGGGCCGCTTCGAGCGCGGTCTTGAGCCCGAGCCCGTGCGTGGGACCGTCGGCGAGTACGACGAGGATATCGTGCCGGAACGCAGTCAGAGCGCTTGCGGCGGCCAGTGCGTTGGTATTCGTCGTCGTCTCGGTACGTGTTTCGGAACTTTCTTTTGCGTTGTCAGTGTCGTTAATCATGGTCTCGTGGGTCGTCAGTTGTTGTTCCGCACGGGACCACGACCTGCATGTGCGCGGCCGGGCTTTGGTCAGTGGGGCCGCGCACGTGCGGCCAGTCGTGGCAGTTCTGCAACGATTCAGCTCTTGCCCTCGACCTCCACGTCCGACCAGTCGATCGTGGAGCCATCGCGCTGGTCGATGATGCTCCAGTGGTCGGCGTCGTCGCCCTGCTCGTTGCAGGCATCGCAATACACGTGCGAGTTTGTCGGCCGCCAGTTCCGGTGGCCGTTCGGGCATGTGTACTGCCAGCGCTCCGTGGCGTCGGACAGATCGATACTGACCGACGCGACATCTCCCTCCACGTCGTCCCCCACCGATTCGTCGGCTGACATACCGAGTTGATATGTCGGGAGGGGTCGTAATAAGGGGTTTTGTGGGCCGAAGCGAAAGTAAAACGCCAGCGAGTATCGCCGATCGGGGTGCAACCCCCGACTTGGCCGGCTCCCACCCCGGCGAAAGTAAAGCCCCACTGCATGCCGTGTCCACAACCTGCCCTTAGTCGGCGGCGACGCTGAACAACCGGGTCATTACTACGGCGGTCGGGGTTGTGGACTGACATGCGTTGTGGGGTCGTTTGCAGCCGGCACGCGGTGGGGCGCGTGCCGGGTGGTTTATTCGGATGCCGATGCGGTTTGGTTCGTCGTCCTTTCCTCCGGCCGGATGGTGGGCTGTTCCCACCCGTCAGCGTCTTCTGTGTTGAGTCTCGCGGCGACGGCGGCTTGGACCCAATTGCTCCGAGAAGTCCGGCCACGTCGCGTGTCGATCTCGTCCAATAGGGCCTCCGGCATACTGATGGTAACTCGTACCATTCGACAGGCCAACCGACACTGGCGCTCGCCTTAAAGCTGTCGCACAGTGCCACGTAGCCGACAGTGCCATTGGGGAGACTACTATTGTACCACTGTGATAACTTGCTACTATGGCACGGCCCAGTATCCGGATTCCCGATGACTTGTTGGACGACTTCGACGAGGCCGTATTCGAGCGCAAAGTGATCGGTGACCTCGACCGCGACGCGACTCGGTCGGCGGTCGTTCGACAGCTCATGCGCGAGTACATCGCCGAAACGGAGGCCATGCAGTCCGACGACGCCGAGGGGTAGCGATACCATTCGCTGTCAGTCATCGCCGGCCACTCCGCAAGGCGTTACGATGCCGGCGTTGTCCTCGACGACGAGTTCGGCAACGATCTCCTCGCCGACGACCCGCCAGCCGTGGGCATCGGAGTGACGCTCCCGGACGCGCCGCCAGCCGCCAGCGTCGCGGCGCTCGAACCGGACGCGATGCCGGCGGTACGTGCCGCTGTACTCGACGGTCAGGCCCTCACTCATCGGCGACCGCCTCGCGTTGGTGCTCCAGCGCTGGATCGACGCGCACGCCCTCGGGAATCTCGCGGAGCCCCAGCACGGGGCCGTAGCCGGTGGGCGTCGTCTGCATCATTCGAGGTCACCCAGGGAGCGGTGGAGTTTGAGATGATCTCCTCTCGACATCGTTTCAAGGTTCCCCGGACGGTTGTCCCACGGGATGCCGTTCCGGTGGTGGACGATACCATCCGAGACGGCGTCGACACCATACTCTGCGACTGCTACGAGCCGATGAACGCCAACTTCTGAGTGTTGGTCGCCCACAGATTCATAGCCTTCCTTCCGGGTAATGAACCATGCGCGATTACTCCGACGCGCTTCGACAGCGGGCTCAGTCTTAGTGCCGATGGACAGGTCGTGCTCCGCCATCCAGTGAGATACTGTTGACGAACAGCATCCAAGCCGCGCCGCCATCTCCTCAATTGTCAAGTCATCCTCAATCAAGGATTCGAGTGTATCTCTATCGCGCCACGAGGCTCTCTCGCAGATGTCTTGCGAGGTGTTGTCGGTCTCAGGCGGGTCCGGAGACCGCGTCTCGATGCCGTGTTTGTTGAACCAGTACAGGACTGCTTGATGCGTGATATCGAACCGATCTGCGATCTCTTCTAACGTGAGTTGCTTGTCCCAGTAGAGTTCGTGAAGCACTCCTTCATCTCGCCACGGGTTGCTGTCGTTGTACTCTTTCGAGCTACTGTGTTTGCTCATTGTTCTAGCTTCTCCCGCTGTTTCAGACACTCGCAGGCGGGCCCGCGAGCGTCGACGACGTACTCGCTGGTCTCGCCGGAGTAGACCCGCGCCAAGTCCGGGGCCTCCATCACGACCGCCATGGCCTCCGTGGCGGCGCGGCGGTCGCGGCCGTCGACCTGCGGGGACTCGGCGGTCGCCATCACGCGTCACCCCGAACGCGGTCGAGCACGTCCTCAAGATCGTCGACCAACTCACCAGTCTCGGGGTCGATGCCGGCGGCATCGAGCGCGGTCGCCCAGTCGCCGACGGTCGCTTTGACGGTGGCCGCGCTGTGGGGACCGAACTCGTCCATGTCGGCGGGCGTCGGGGCGCGGCCGAGCGCGACAGCGCCGGCGCGCAGCTCGCACAGCAGGTCCGCGGTCTCGGGCGGCAGGTCGCCGCCGACGATGCTGACCTCGATGGTCGCCCACTGCCGGCCGTCGACTTCCTTGTGGACGTACCAGAGGTACTGCTCAAGATCGTCGGTGTTGCCGTCCGTGATGATGCGGACGATATCGTCGGGCGCGACGACGAGCGAGCGCCGGATGGCGACGCTGTCCTCGCGCGAGTACTCGTCGTGGGCGGCGTCAACGACGAGGATGCGGTCTCGGTCCTCGTCGTAGTAGTGGTTGTGGCCGCGCGTGTCCGTCCCGATGTGGACGAGCGCGTTCGCGCGGGTATCGAGAGCGATACTGCGGTCCGAATCGCTTTTGGGTTGCTGGGTCGAACTCATTGGTGGCTCTCCTAGTGGGGAGCACATCGGGGCGGTGTGGCAGCACCGGCCCGGCTTTGCAACCGAGCGTGTCCCCGACTGCTCTACTTCATAGTACTATGGCCAAGCACTTATTCCTTAGGGTCTAAGGGCCGCAGTCTTTGGGACAAGGGTTAAAGCCTATGCCACCCTTAGTTAAGGTATGAGCACGGCAACTAGCGGCCGGGATCCAATGCTCGATGAAGAGGACCTGGGGCCGGCTGACGAGGCGCTGCTGGATCTACTCCGGGAGGGCCGCCTCACGGCACCGTATGCATCAGACGAGACGGGGTACAGTCTCCAGTACGTCCGCGATCGCTTGGGCCGGCTGGTCGAACACGGTAACGCGCGAAAAGTATACGAGGGGCTCTACGAACTCGTTGAGGACCCGCGCGAGGATCCAGATCACTGACCAGCCCGACCTGCCCTCGCTTTTATTCCTCTGTTCGTCGAACACCGCGATATGGAGACACATACCAAGAAGTACGTGTACGCGACGATTTGTGGCATTCTCGCCGTCGCAACGTCGTTCACCATCATCGGCGGGATCGTGTTCGGCCTCATGGGCGTGGGCTTCCTCATTCAAGGTTACGAAGCGAAACACGGCGACCGGCCGTGGTGGACAAAGAGTTTCCTGACGCTCTGGCGCGAGCGCAAAAGCGACGACGCCCCCGACGACGCCAGGCAGTCCGGCACCGACCACTCCGATGAGCAGGTGCCCGAAGCCGATCCGTAGTCGTGTAGCCCCCGCACTGTAGCACCGTACCACCCACCAGAACCCAAACCTTTTTGCGAGCGACTCACAAAGGCGACAGTAACCCCCTGCCCGCCACTGGCCCCCTGTGCCCCTCGCTGGGCGAGCTGCCGCGACGACCCCGGCGACCAGCCAGTTGGATAGGACAGGCTGCGTGATTTTTCATCGACCCTACAACAATGGCCACAGCATCAGCCCCAGACGTGCAGCAGTGCGCGTATCACGACTGCGATGGCGACGGCCGTCGCGACGCCCAGTACTGTTCCCCGGAGTGCCGGACGCGACACGCCGCGCGCCAGATCCTGCGCACGTTGCGGTGGGACCACCGGGTCTGCGCCAGTTGCCACCGCAAGGTCCGCGACGTGTTCCCGCCGGGACGACGCCCCACCTCGTCGGACCGGCACAAGCCCATCCCCGAGTGCGCGATCGGCCGCGCCTATCCGACGGCCGATACGCAGGCCGCCATTACGGAGACGTTCGGCGCGGTCGTCGACGAGCGCGGCGACGTGTCGATCGCGCCACGCGACGGGCTGGCGTCGGCGGGCATCGCCTGTGACTGTGGCGCGACCCATCACGCAACGCTTGACCGCCCGCTTACCCTCGGGGGCCTGATGGCCGCTGCCAAGCGGCTGTCTGACCGCGTCACGATGCTGTTGCACGAGGGCGAGTACGAGCACCAGCACGACCGCGACGTGCTGCTCGACCGCGTGCGCGAGCAAAAAGAAGACCCCGACATCCGGTTCGACGACCAGGGCATCTTCAAGCGCGCACTCGGCGATGCGATCCTCGCGGCCACCCCATCATGACTGCCCCTGCACGCTTCCAACTGTTCAACCCCGCCGACTCGCTGGTCGCGACCGGCGCGTTCTTCCCGCGGACCGACTCGATGCAAATCGTCATCGTCAGCACCGGGTCCGACGACTGGGCCGTCACTGCACCGAATCTCACGGACGCCCTCGACCAAGTCGACGCCGATGTCAGCGTGACCTGGCTTGATGATACGCTGGTGTGACGATGCTCCCCGACAAAACGGAAGACGAGAGCGACTACGACGGGCCACTGAGTACGTATCCGGAGTGGCACGCGCTCGCCCACGGTCTGTACAACGGGATGCGCTCCTGGACGGCCCGCCCCGGCGAACTCCCCGAGAACGCAGACGTACAGAAAGAACCGCACTACTACAAGGGCAGCTACGTCGCTGGCACGCTCCTCCAGGCCGCGATCGTCGTGGTCGTCGTCGGCCGGTTTGCACCATGACCGACGGCCCAGTGGACTGCCCGGCGTGTGGTGAGTCCCCGGTCGCGGTCGTCGCCACTCGCACCGCCCCCGAAATAGGTCCCCTCCCCCTGCCAGACTGGACGCTGCACGTCCACGATGGTGCCGGATACTACCACGACTGAGCCCTCCCATGAATCGCTACAGTTTCTGGTGGACGACAGCCGCCGTGTTCGTCCTCGCAACAGACATCGCGACTGCGGCCGAAAGTGGAACCGAAACGACACTGCTGCAAAACACCGTCTGTCTGAACCTCATGACGTTCACGCTGCTCGTGTTGCTTCCGTCGGACGACATCGTCAGCATGCTCATCGACGTGTCCCCGTTCGACCGCGGCACCGCGGATGACTGACCACTCCTCACCTATGACCACCTGGATAGAGACAACGCACACGAAACAGGACGGCACGCCGTACACGCGCAAGATCAAAGTCGCCTCGATGGACGAGACGATCTGGTTCACCGACGAGGCCTACGCTGAGGTCGCCGATGATGTCGCCGATATCCTCGCAAACAACATCGACGACATCAGCACAGTCCCGGAGCCGTCGTCGCCGGGAGAATACTACGGTGACGCTGGGTCGAACACGGTAGTTGATGTCGTCGTCGCGGACGCGGCGTACGACAAACTGACCGTCGAGTCGATGGCCGCGGATGTGGTAGATACAGAGAACGCACGGACCGAAACGCTCGCATACGACTACTCGGATAACTACCCGCAGTACCCCACGATGCCGTCGGCCGCGGGACTCATTCAACCCCGTCCCCACCCGATGGTCGACAACCCCGTCCTCTCACCCTCAGACGCGACTGATGCCTCACCAAATGGGCTCGCCGACCCGTTCCTCTCGAAAGAGGGCAGCACGTATCATCTCTTCTTCGAGATGATTTCTGGCGGTTCGGGCAACGAAAACGTGATCGGGCACGCCACCAGTCACGACGGGCTCACCTGGAGTTACGACCAGATGGTGATAGACGGGAGCCAAGCGCCAGGCGATCACCTCGCCTACCCCCATGTGTTCAAATGGAGTGGGGAATGGTACATGACGCCAGCGAACGGCGACAGCGACTTCCAAATCTGGAAAGCCGACCCGTTCCCGACGAGCTGGTCGATCGCCGAAGTCCCGATCACCACGGGCAGCATCGGCGAACAGGCGATGTTCCGCTGGAACGGACGGTGGTGGGCGACTTTCTCCGATAACGGCCACTACCTCTACTACAGCGAGCAGACGGAGGGCGGCCCGACTGGTCTATCGTGGACCGCGCATTCAGAGAACCCAATCGAGTCGGCTGGCGACGGGCGGCTCCAGGGCCGTCCAGTTGTCCGAGACGAGCACGTTGACTTCTTCCGTCGAGACAACATCTCGATGTATCGCGCCCACACCCTGACCACCTCGACGTATGAGGAAGTGCAGGTTGGCGACAGCCCGATTCTGCGGAAGGAACCGAACACATGGACTCAACAGTCTCTCCATCACATCGATCTCCTCCGTGGCCGAGACAACGACAATAGCATCATCGTTATCGACGGCCACAACGGCAACGAATACAGTCTCGGCATCTACACCGAGGGCGAACGCGACGGCGCAATCGGGAAGATATCGGCGACTTCAACGACGACCATCACGGATCAGGCGACCGATGGCTGGCAACAGGTCAACTTCGGAGAGGACACGTACTTCGTCGAGAACATCACCCCCCGATACGATCTTGACGAGATCATCACGGCGAAGTCAGGGTATCACGTCCTCTCGGGTCTGTCAACGTTCTCCAGTCCGACATTGACGCCGTTCGAAGCACGGCTTCGGGCGGAGAACACTTACACGGGCGAGACGATAGTGGAGACCACAGCGGAGGTAACGGCGAACCAGCGGACAATCCAATTACCCCAAACTATCGAGTGGTTGGAAGCGGGCGCAAACATCCACTTCGAGGTGTGGCAGAACTCGGGAGGGGACCAGACCATCGCAGGCGATGGATCGAAAACGGCATTCCAGATGCATCGGGTGTGGTAATCACGCCGACGGTTCAAAGAACAATCCAGGCCGTGTCGGAACACGGTCTTTGATAATCTCGTGATCAAACCCGTTCTCTTCAAGCCAGAGGATGATCTCGAATGCAGAGCCATCGTTAATCAGGTCAGGGTGGAGTTCAACGAACCCACGAATTGGCCCATTGCGCTCCAACAATTCGTCCATGATTTGGTATTCTGCGCCTTCAGCGTCGATCTTTACAAATGGTTGTTCAGCATCCAGTTCGTCGAGGATGCTGTCGATGCTACGGACGGGGACTGTCTCTGTTTTTGTGGTCTCCAACTCTGGGGAGATTGAATGGCTCACCGAGGATTCGAACCAATTGAGGCCTGATTGTTCAGTTTCGGCGAGAGCTAGTTCCGCTTCCCCATCGTGATCACTGACAGCTGCTTGTTCAACGGTGGCATCCATCCCATTCGCAGCCACCTGCTGTTCACAGATGGCGGCGTTCGAACTACTGGGTTCGAATGCCACGAATTCTGCATCGGGGTTCTGAACCCCGAAAATGACGGTGTAGAGGCCGAAGTGAGCACCGATATCTATGATAGCATCGTGCCCACCGTCGAAGTTGAACAATTCGAGAGGCACTCCTTCACGTCTCGTCTCGCCGTTCTGGATTGCGTTAAAGAAGAACGAGAACTCTTTCTTGTCCGTGTATGTGTAGCGGAACTCGTGGCCGTTTTCCGTGAAGACAAATTCGTTCTGGTCTTGGTGTCGTTTCGCGGCCACGAATGAATCGGCTGCCGTATCGAGGATCGGACTGGGGACGAGTTCGGTAACTGCGGATAGGTTCATACCCTCATACCATGCGCTACTGACAAAAAACCCACCGATCAGTCCTGAGACAGACCGAACGGCCAATTCAATTCACCCCGTCCTGCAACGACCCCCGTCAAGCCATGCCTACCTGCACCTGCGGCGCGCACGTGAGCGACCGCTACCACCGCGTCTTCGCGCGGGACGACGGCACGCTCGACCGGTGCCCGTCGTGTGGCTCGCTCGCGGACGACCCCTAACCATGCCTGCATCCACCCCCCGCGGCGACGGCGACCTGCTGTTCTGCGTTGAGTGTGGCGACCCCGTCCGCCGCGTCGCCGTCCTCGCCGCCGCGACCGACATCGAACGCTGTCCGACCTGCTTCGAGGCCCTTTTGACCCATGACTGACGACGAGATCTGTGGTTCGACCGACACGTCATCGGGCGAGCCCTGTCAGCGCGATCCCGGTTGGGGGACCGACCGCGATCGCGGCCCCTGCCGGACGCACTCCGAGGACGGCGAGCCCCATCCGGGCCGGGACCCGAAGCTGACGAAACAGCGCCAGGAGTCGATCGCCGAGATGCTCGAAAACGGCCACTCGGTCGCAGCAGCCTGCCGGTGCAACGGCATCGGCCAGTCGACGTTCTACGACTGGCTCGATAAAGCCGACGAACAGGAGGCAGGTATCTACGCGGACTTCGCGGACAGGGTCGCGCGAGCGCGCGGAGCCGGCGAGCGGGAACTCGTCGACGAGCTGCTCGAAATGGCGCGTGAGGAACGCGACGCCCGGACCATCCTGTCAGTCCTGAAGAACCGATACCCCGAGTCGTGGGGCGAATCGGACGACGACGGGGCCTCCGAGGAGCGCGTCGAGGTTTACCTCACTGCCGACAAGGACTGAGCCCATGCCACAAACATACCGCACTCTTCGGGACGTCATGAGCGCCGTCGACGTCAACCGGCCAGAGTGGGCTGAGCGGTATGCGGTCGGTGACGACATCGGGTTCCGGATCGACGGCGCAGTTGAGACCGAACCGGTGGCCGGATTCTCCTCACGCGACGAGTACCATGGCCTCCCCGTCATCGTCGTCCCGGGGCGGCTGGCCGGACTGTTCGAGGACAACGTCGGCACGGCGGCAATCCCCAAATCGTATCACGCCCCGCGGGAGGCCAGACCATGAGCGTCACGAAACCTCAAACCGGACTCACCGACGAGTTCCCCGAACCGACGGTCACGATCTTCGACCGCGGTCGGGATACGCGGGAGATCCGCCCCTACGTGCACGAGGACACAGGACTCGCTCCTCAGGAGGACTTCCTCGCGGGGCCCGCCGGCGACGCCGCGATCACGTCGGAGGCCCAGACGCACGTCATTGTCTCGGGGCTGGGGGCGGGCAAGACGGCGGCGCTCATCCTCCGGGCCTGGGCGAACGCTGAGCGCTGGAACCGCGGAGAGCTGGGCGCGCTCATCGCTCCCGACTGGCCGACGATCAAGAACGCCATCCTCCCGACGTTCCGCGAGTTCGGACTGCTGGACGTCTGCGAGTACGTCGGTCCCGGCGGTGAGGAACCAGGCATCCACACGCCGTCGGGGTCTCGGATCATCCTCCAGACGGCGTCGAACGAGCGGAAGATCCGGCGGCTGCGGGGGCCGAATCTGGCGTGGGTCGGCATCGACGAGCCGGCGTCGGTCTCCGAGCGGGCGTACGATGTGGTTTCGGGCCGCCTTCGCGTCGGGAACTACCGAAACGCGTTCGTCACTGGGACGCCGCGGGGCTTCAACTGGGTCTACGATCGCTTCTACGATCTCGACGGCTACCATGTGCTCAAGGACGACGTCTACGAGGTTCGGGAGTCCGACCGCATTCGCGGAATCTTCGGTGTCCCATCGTGGCTGAACCCCCACAACCCCGACGACTACATTGAGCGCTTGGAGTCGGAGTACGCCGGCTCCTATCGCGAGCAGGAACTTGAAGGGAAGTTCACCCAAGCCGACGGCTTGGTCTACGACTGGTTCGACCGCGACGACCACGTCGTCGGCGAGGCTCCCGACCAGTTCGATGAGACAGTGTACGGCGTCGACTGGGGATGGAGCAACCACGCGGCGATCGTCGCCTGTCGGGTCGCCGGCGACCACTGTACAGTCAGTGAGGTCGTCAAGTCCCGGCGGATGGGCAACGACGACATCGCCTGCGAACTGGAGCGCCTGCAGGAGGCACATGGCACCGGGCCGGTGTACGCCGACCCCGCCGAACCCAAGTCCGTCGACGAGGTGAGCAGCAAGGGATTCGACATCCAAGCAGCGGACAACGCCGTCGAGGAAGGAATCAAAGCCGTCCACGCCAAACGGGACGGACTCACGGTAGTTGACCTCTGCCAGGAGTTCCTCAACGAGATCAACACCTACCAGTACAAGGATGACTCCGAGGAGCCTCGCAAGGAGAACGACCACCTGATGGACGCGTTCCGCTACGCGCTGTTCACGCACGAGACGACGACCACCGTCCGGCGGCGGTCGGGCGCGTCGCCAACGAAGGGGAACTTCCGATAACACATGTCACAGCGCTCCCGTCTCCGCACGACGATCGCGGCACTGCAAGACCGGCTGTCCCAAACCGTCGAGACGGTCTCGCGGTCGAGCCAGCTCCAGACCGCGGGCACCGGCATCGAGGATCTCGACCCGCCGGAGGACATCGACGAGTACCACGACCTCTATCGCACAACCGGCATCGTCCGGGCGAACATCAACCAGTTCGTCCGCGATGTCACCGAGCCCGGGGCGCGTGTGCAGGCCGACGACGACGCGACGCAGGCGTACTTCATGGGCGGCGACGACGCGCCCGACGGTGCTCCGGCCGGCGGCTTTATCAAGAACTGCGCCGTCATCGCTGGTGAGAAACGCCAGCCGTTTTACCCACTGCTGCAGTCGTCGATCATCCAGAAGTGGACGCGCGGCACCACCCTCGTCGAGTACCTCAAGGACGACCCCGACGACATCGCGTCGCCGATCACGGGCTTCAAACAGATCCGCCCGGAGACCGTGTCGGCCCGCACCTACGAGAACCAGAACGTGCTCGTCGACCCCGAGGACACCGATGCGGATGTCGAGACGACGCGGCGCGGCGAAGCCGCCGCCTACGTGCAGTTCGACGACCAGTCCATCCTCGGCCGTCGGATCGGCGGCTTCGACGACAAGGAGACGATTCCGCTCTCCCAGAACGATGTGCTCAAGCAGGTGCTGGACCCCGACATCGGCGGCACCACTGCCGACGAGGAGGGCGTGTTCGGCACCTCGATCATGGAGGCGATCGCCGAGGATGTCGAGGAGTACGAAGAAACCAAGCGCGACCGGTTCCGCGCCATCAAGACAAAAGCGTGGGGCATCTGGGAGGCAGAGTTCAACACCGAGGTGACCGAGGCCGGCAACGAGGTCATCCTGCAAGAGTGGGACGAAAGCGAGCAGGACGAGTGGCTCAACGAAGTCGACGACCTCGCGCCCGGCGAGATCCTCGGTCACGACGGGTCGATCGACCTCAACAAGTTCGAGGGCGAGGTCCCCGACCTCGGCGGCACCCTCCAGCACTACGTCGACGACATCCTCGGCCCGCTCCCCGCGCCGAAGTACGCGACGGCACACGGCGAGGACATCACCCAGCACGTCACTGGCGAACAAGGCGAGTCCTACACCGACCTCATCCGCGAGGAGCGACAGGCCCAAGCCCGGGACTGGACGCAGGCAATGCGATTGGTCGCCGAGCGCCACCCTGACTTGGACCCCAGCGGTGTCGAACTCGTCCTCGAACCCGAAGAGGACGACTCGCCGGTGCTGTCGCTCGACCAGGACGAGGTCGACCGACTCAAAACCTACGCCGAGGCGCTGGACCTGCTGGCCGGGCCGACACAAGGCCCCGGCACGCTCGTCGAGGACGACACCCTGCGCGAACTCATCGCCCAACTCCCCGAGGACGCCCAACCCGACACCGAGCAACCGCTCGACGAAGACGACGCAAACGTCGAGGCACAGTTCGACGCGGCGTTCGGCGGTGATGGGTGATGCCACTCTGTGCACGTTGTCGGCGCGAGGCCGAAACGGTGTCTTCTGTTGAGGTTAGTTCGCCAGCGATGGCAGAGGGCCAGGTATGTAGCCGATGTGGTCTACCCCCCGAGGATCACTAATGTCTGCAACCGACGCGCTGGCGCAAGCCAAGACGGACCCAACGGGCACCACGACGACCCGCCGGCGCTACGCCCGGCGACTGCGGGGCGCGTTCGGGCGCATTAGTGCCGCCGTTTGGGAGAGCGTCGTCGACAATGATGTCTTCGGCCTGCGCGAGGAGGGCTTGGCCGACCCGCTTTCCCCTGGCCGGTTCCCACGGCGCGAGGACAAGCAAATCGAGACGTTCGACGCGTGGCTCAAGCGCCAGCAGCGCCAAGATGTCCTGTCGATCATCGACCGCAACGACAACCAGTTCGTTCGCGCCGCCTACGACAAGGGCGCGCGCGATGCCGGGGCTCGACTCCGGGCGGCCGGCGTCGACGTGCCTATCGAGGGCATCGAGTCGAGTTTCGCCCTACCCGTCCACCGCGACACGCTGCAACGACTCTATACGTCGGACTACAGCGACCTTGAAGGGATCACGGCGGAGGTGTCGAAGCAGTCGAACCGCGTGCTGGCGACGGGGTTCGCCCGCGGTGAGACCCCGACGACGATCGCCCGCGATCTGACCGACCGGATCGACGCGGTCGGCAAGACGCGAGCGACGACGCTGGCACGCACCTCCGTCATCGACGCGCACGCCGAGGGGGCGCTGGCCCGTTACGAGCGCTACAGCGACCAGATCGACGGCGTCACGGTCGAAGCGGAGTGGCAGACCGCGGGCGACGACCGCGTCTGCTCGACGTGTCAAGCGCTCGAAGGGCGGACGTTCACGATCAAGGAGGCGCGCACCGAGACAGTGACGATCGATGGGTCGGACGTGCCGATAAAACCGCCCGCTCACCCACGGTGCCGGTGCGCTATCTTACCCGTCACCTGAAAGTACCATGACTGACGCACATCCACAGCACGGCCCGAGTAGCATCGCCGCCCTCGCGACCGACGACCCCTCGTTCGAAGCCGGGGACGGTCCGTACAAGGTCCACGGCATCGCCCTCGGCGAGGGCGACACCACCCAGGGTGTCTCCGGCGACCGCGTGCGCTGGCCCCGTGAATCGCTCGAAGACGCCGCCGCGAAACTGGTCGGCAAGAAGCTCACCGACGGGCGGAATCACGAAACCCTCGAACAGAGCCAGCCACCGACGTCGGCCATCATCGGCGAGGTGACCGACGCCGCCTACGAGCCGGGCGTCGGCATCGTCTACGAGGGCGAGGTGGACAGCCCCGACATCGCGCGGCTCATCCACCGCGACCGCGTCGATGTCTCGCCGGTCATCGCCTACGCTGCTAGCGAGGGCGATGGGGACGTCGATGTCGTCGCCGAGGAGATCGAGGCGTTCCGCGACTTGGCCGTCGTGGCCGAGGGCGCGGCACCGTCGAACGACATCTCGCCCGGCGCGGCACCGGACTCGGTCACTGCGGCGGCGATGGCGGGGCTACAGGCAACGTTCGCCGATACGGCCGACGACGAGGCCGTGGCCGCGGCGATGGCAGCGACCACCGGCGATGACGGGGCAGACGGCGACACGCCCCAGAGCACTGGTGGCCAGGACGCACCGACCGGCAACCACAGCGACACGACAGACATGAATCAGGACGACATCACCGACAGCGAGCGCGAGCTCCTCGCGGCCGTCAACGACCCCGAAGCGGCCATCGAAGTGCTCCAGAAGTACAAGGGCCGCGAGGAGCCGCGCATCGTCGAACAGGACGAGCTTGAAGCGCTCGAAGCAGAGAACCGCGAGGTCCGCGAGGCGCTGGCCATGCAACTCACCGACGACGAGTTCGCCGCCGAGGCGATGGCCAAGCAGCACGACGCCGCCGCCCTCAAGGAGCAGGTCGCCGGCGACGACGAGTCACTCGGCGAGGCCCTCCAGCAGACCCCCGAGACGGGGAGCGCCGACGAGGCGGACGGGCAGGAGGCGCTGGGTGACGCCGACCAGGACGAGGTCGAGACGCTCACCGAGCAGATCGACGCGTTCGAGCGCCGCGGTTGGGACGCCGCTGCCGAGACCAAGCGCGAACGGCTGGCCGAACTGACTGGCCAGGACCCCGACGAACTGGAGGTGTAACACATGACGCTAGACGCAGGAGACCCCTACGAAGGCGACTGGGAAAGTACGACGATGGAATCCGACGGCAGCGGGTCGGCGGGCGACCTCGTCGAAGTAAGCAGCGGGCAGGTGTCGCAGATGGCGGCCGGGTCAACCGGCACCATCTTCGGCGTCCTCGCCAGCGACCCCCCGGCGGCCGGTGAAGACGTCGAAGTCCTCACCGACGGCAAGGTCGTCACGAACGCCGACTCCGGCGCGTCCGTCGACGAAGCGGACGTCTCCGGCTCCAACGCTGGGCAGGTGGCCGGCGGCGGCAGTTCCGGCCACTTCATCGTCGAGGCAGAAGCCAGCGGCGACCTCGCCGCCGGCACGGCGGTTCTCATGCTGTACTGAGGTAAGCACACATGGCATTCGACACCACTGACATCATCGACCAGGAGGCGGTCCGCTCGCAGGTCGAGGCGATCACGCAAGAGGACCTCGTTTTCCGCGAAGCGTTCCGCCAAATCACCACCGCAGGCACCGCCAACGACACGATCAAAATCCCCGTCGTCAACGACGAACTCTCCCGCCCGGAGACCATCGAGGAGGGCGGCGAGTACCCCTACGACGAGGAGGGCTACAGCACGGTCGCTATCTCCCGCGAGAAGATCGGGCAGATGGTCCCCATCACTGACGAAGCGGAGATGGACAACATCTTCGATGTCGTCGCCGACATGACCGAGCGGCAGGCTCGCAAGCTCGCCGAAGAACTCGACCGTCGGGCGCACGATGTCCTCTCGTCGAACCTCAACGCCACGACCGCCGGCGACAACGGCGACACGCTCGCGTGGACCGAGGTCGTTGAGGGGCGGCGCATCCTCCAAGACGCGGGCTACGACCCCGACCTCCTCATCATCGACCCGAACGGGTGGGAGGACCTCCTCAACGACTCGGAGTTCAACCGCGCGACCGGCGTCGGCGACCAGATGGCAACCGACGGCGAACTCCCGAGTGTCGCCGGCCTGGACGCCGTCGTCTCCAACCACGACGGGACGATCGGCGACCACGACGCCTATCTCGTCGACACCTCGTACTACGGCTACGAGGCCACCTGGCAGGCGGCGGACACCGAGACCTTCCGCGAGGAAAAGCACGACACCGAGTTCCTCAAGATCCGGACGTTCCGCGGCTGGACGGCGGTGGACAGCGACGCCGCGGTCCACGTGCAGGGCTAACTGCGTATGCACACCGAACGGTATCGCCGCCGCGCCGAGGGGCAACGGCTCCGCATGATCCGCTTGCTCGAAGTGCTGGCTGACGAAGACCCCAAAGAACAGTGTCCCAAGTGCGGCGAGTGGTTCGACAACCTCGCGGCGCACGTCCCCCACTGCGACGGTCCGTAACCCATGAGCACCGCCTCCCCATCGGACGTCCACGGCGTCATCGACACCTCGCTCAGCGACAGCGACATCCAGTCGTATCTCGACGACGCCACGTTCGAGATCGGCCAAGCCGTCGACGAGGACCTGACCGACGCCCACCGGACGCAACTCGAAAAGTACCTGGCGGCGCTCAAGATCGTCCAGAGCAAGGACCCCGCGCTGAGCGAGATGGGCGTCTCGGGGGGCCAGTCGCTTGTTTACGATGGCTCGACCGTTGAGTGGCTCCGCGGCGAGGTCCGACAGCGCGACCCGTCGGACACACTCGCGTCGACGGTCGTCCGCGACACCGACCGTCACGTCTCGTCGACGGGTGATGGCGGATGAGCGGCTGGGGCGCGACACTGACCGGGCTCAGCAGCGTCCTCTCGATGCTGGACAACATCTCGATAGAGGTGGGTGACGACGCCGCCTACGTCGTTGGGACAAATGTCAGATATAGCATCTTCGTTGAGATGGGGACTAGCGACATGTCGGCCCAGCCCTATCTCGGCCCTGCCGCCCGCGAGGTAGAGCGCGAACTCCCTCGCCTTGCACAAGGGGCCGACTCACTCGACGACCTGCTCAGCACGGCCGCGCTGGCGATCGAGCGTCGCGCTAAGCAGAAGTGCCCGGTCGATTCGGGGACTCTCCGCAGTTCTATCAAAGCCCAGAAGGTGAACTGAGATGCCCTCGCCCCAAGCCCGCGCGACTCGCCGTAGCATCGACCAGCACGGCGAGAGCGCCACACTGACCAACTACGAGCAGACAGGCGAGGACGACTACGGCGAGCACTGGGCCGAAACCAGCGACTCGCCGAAAGCCATCCTCGTACTGCCCGGCACGCGCCGCCAGCCGTCGGCCGAGCGCTCCGCCTACGAGGCGGGCGAGGCGGTTGTCGACGCTATCTACCTCGCCAAGGACACCGTCACGGGCATCCGCGACGGTGGCGGTGAGGGGGCGTCGGGACTCGCCGTCGACGGACAGGAGTATCTGGTAGTCGACGCGGTCGACCGCGCTGGCGCAACGCGGCTGTACTGCGTTCGGGAGGACTAACGAATGGAGGACCGATAGAGAGACTATGAAAGTAGAAATCTCGACGGCAAAGCACGGCACTGACCCACGGGCGTACCTCGACAACGCCGAGTGGCAGACCGTGGAGCTTGAAACGTTTTCGGGCGGCACAACTGAGGTTGAGCGCTGTATCGGTAATATCGAGTCGCTTGAGACGTTCGCCCGCTCCTGCCCGCACGATGTTGTCGTGGGGATCTCGGAGTTCGATGGCGTGGAGTTCGACCTCACTGTGTACAACGGCTACTTAGAGTAACCCATGCGCGAACCACGCGAACGCCTCGTCGTCGACCTGCTACAGGATGGCTGGGATCCGTCGAACACGTACGGCCAGACACCCCACATCTCCTTCGGGTGGTTCGACGATTCGAAGGACCGCCCGCAAGTGACCGTTCGGCAGGCTGACGAAGGCCCGGAGTATCCGGGGACGGACCCGTTCGACGCCGTCGTCCCCGACGGGAGCGGCGACCTACACCAGACCATCACGGGACAGGTCGTAGCGCACTGCTGGGCAGAAGCGCGCAAGCTCGGCAGTGCGTCGACATCGAACCCGCGCCAGTATCTGGCGGCCGCCAGCGAGGAGATCAACCGCATCATCGGCACCAACCAGATCACACCGACGAACCCGTCGACGGGCAACCAACCCGTCGAGTCGCTGGCGGCCGGCGCGGGCAATCCGGTGCCAGAACCCGACCACAGCGCCCGCTTCCACTACCGGAAGCCCATCGCGCACCGCTACACCGATTCCTGACGACTGACAACTGACGACCCACACACGATCCCGCGGTAGATACCCGCGGACTCTACTGTTGCGCCGGAGACACACGGCGCATCCGCCGGCCGATGACCCACGCGGCGAGGCCCCGGCCCTGCCCCCGGCCCAGTTGTGGCCACACGGGCACCACTGACCAGCCGACCGATAGCGACTCGCACACCATGTGGATCAAATGTCTCACCCCGGAGACGACAGAGCGGATCAAAGTCCCGGGGATGGACGACGCGGTACAGGTCCCCGACTCCGGCGTCCTGCAAGTGGCCGCCGAAGACGGTGAAGCGCTCCTCGAACACCCTGGCTACATCGAGCACACGTCCGACGACGATAGCGAGGCCGACGAGGACAGCACGTAATCACGCATCCCACTGACCAATGTCTGCACCCAGTTACGAGAGCGGGCAACGCCCGCACCGACTTGAGTTCGTTCGCGAAGCAACCATCGGCGTGACGCCCGCCGACCCCGAGTTCGAGGCGTACAGCGACGCCGCCCGCTCGTTCGAGCCTGCTGTCAACCCCAACATCGCACCGCAGGACGCACTCGGCGAGGCCGACTCGTCGGGGTCGTACGCCGGCACCGAAGAAAGCGACCTCGCTATCACGTATGGCCTCCAGCGGTGGCTCCTCGACGGCTCGGGCAACGCCGGCGACGCCGCCTACGACGCGTTCGCCCGCGACGCCGACAACAAACTCCCGCACACCCACACGGTCGTCCGTCGGATGGAACAGGCCGGCCTCGACCCCGACAACACCGTCTCCGGCAACGCAAGCTACGACACCCGGCAGTACTGGGTCGGGCGTGGCGGCGCTGTCGACAAGGCGGTCATCACCGGCGACCCCAGCGAGGGTGGCCCCGTCCAAGTCAAGTTGACCTACGGCTTCGAGCGCTTCCGGCCGTTCCAGATCGATCAGCCTGACACGTTGACGCTGCTGGTGGTGTCCTCGTCGAGTGCCAACGACACCACCCAAACGCTCACCATCGAGGACGAGGGCGGCGCGAACAGCGTGCAGGTGGCACTCGACGGCACTAATCTCGTCTCAACATCCGTGGAGTTCGCCGACATCGACGCGCTCGAACTCGACGGCGAAACCGAGGGCACCGTCACCGTCGCGATCAACACCGGCACGGTATCGTCACCCACAGAAGGCGACACACTCGCCGAACTCGACGGCACCAACAGCCACGACACCGACGACGGCGACCGTGGTGTCCCGGCGCTCGGGGGCGGCTCGCGTGCCGGCCGCGTCGGCACCGGCTACGAACTGCTGGAAGACGGCGACACGGTCGAACTGCCCGACGGGACGGCCATTGGCGACAACATCGCCGCCATCGAGGTCTCGGTGGCGAACAACATCGTCCGGCAGGCCCGCGCCAGCACGGCCGGGCCCGCCATCGCCGCCGAGAAGCGCGAGTGCGAGGTCGCGGCCACTGTCTTCGGCGAGACCGAGGAGTTCGGCCACGTCAGGAACATGGTCACAACCAACCGCATGGACTTCGCGTGGACGTTCTCCGACGGCCCGACAGACACCGGGTCGCTCACAATCGAGCAGGCGAAAGTTCTGGAGGTCGGCGCGACCGAGGAACCGCACCAGAGCGTCAAGCAGATCGACGTGACCGCTGGACAACAGGAAGGCGTTCAGATCACGTGATAACTCATGCCTGACTACGGTCTTCCAACCCAGCGCGACGCGGAGGGCAACCTCCAGGCTGTCGAGCACACGTTCGAGTTCGACGATCAGGAGGTCGCTATCAAGCTCGTCCCGCCGACGTTCACCCAACTCGAAGCATACGAAGACATGGGCGAGAACGTGTCGACGGACGAACTACGCACCATCATCGACGAACATCTCGTCAAGCCCGACCACAACCCGGGCGAGATGACGGTCCGCGAAGTGCAGTGCTACGTGCAGGGGATCGTCGACTACAATGCCGACGACTCCGACCTCGCGCAGGCGGCCCAAGAGGAGCTGGCCGAGCGCGAGTCCGCACCGGGAAACTGAACGACACCGAAGCCACGGCCGCGTTCTGGGCGTGGATTCATGACAAAGGCTACAACTTCTTCACCGCGCCCGGCTTGACGCCCGGCGAGATATCCGTGTTGCAGTTGGGTTGGACCGTCCAGCAAGAACAGCAGCAACGCCACGCCGGCGAGAACCCCGAACGACGCCAGCAGAAGCAGCAAGCGACGACGAACGCACGCCAGCGCTTCCTCGAAAACCGCGGTCTCAACTGAACCATGCCAAGCAATCCATTCAGCGGCGGCGACGGTATCGAGGTCCAACTCCAAGGCGATGCTTCGGGGTTGACTGGGGCCGTCGACAACGCCAAGTCCAGCCTATCGGGACTTGATGCGGCTGTCGCTGGCGCTGGCGCGGCACTTGCCGCACTCGCCGGCGGCGCGCTCGCCAAAGCGACGACCGCGGCCGCGGACTTCGAGACGGCGATGACAGATGTTGAGAAAGTGACCAATCCGAAGGTCGCCGAAGAGATGGGCAGCGCTATTCAGGACATGGCAGCCGAGATGCCCATCGCCCAGCAGGAACTCGCTGGCATCGCCGAACAGGCGGGGCGGCTCGGTGTTGAGTCCGAAAGCCTCGAAGGGTTTACCGAGACGGTGGGGAGGATGGCGTCGGCGACCGACCTCGCGGCACAGGAGGCGGCCGACGCGTTCGCCCGCATCGGGACACTGATGGACGTGCCGATGGACCAAGCCGAAGCACTCGGGTCGGCGATCAACGAACTCGCAAACAACTTCGGGACCTCCGCCAGCGAGATTACCGACGCCATGACACGCGCCGGGGCATCGCTCAACAGCCTCGGCCTCGCCGAAGAGGAAGCACTCGGCCTCGCGGCGGCGATGAACGAGGTCTCGCCGAGCGCTCGCAAGGCCGGGACGGCACTCAGACGGATCTCCGAGGAGTTGATGAAGCCGAAGACAGTGTCGAAGGTCGCTGATGCGCTCGGCATGACGGCGGAGGAGTTCAAAACCATGCGAGATGAGGACCCGTCGGCTGTCATCGAGATGCTGGCGAAAGAGATGGCGAAAGGGGGCGAGGCCAGCGAGAAGTTGCGTGATGCCCTCGGGAAGCAGGCCAGCAGCTTGGAGAAACTCGGCGGCAACTGGGACGCTGTCGAGCAGGCAACCAGCGACGCCGGTACGCAGATGGAGGAGGCGACGTCGCTGCAAGAGGAGTTCGACGCGCAGACAAGTACGTTCAACGCGCAACTCGACATCCTCCGGAACCGCCTGCAGAACGTCGCCATCAGCATCGGGCAGGAAATCCTCCCGGCGCTGACGAGCATGTTGGAGACGTTCTCTGCTGGCGTCAAGCAGATCGGCGAGTGGATCAACCAGAGCGAGCATGCCCAGACGGTTGCACAGGCCCTTGCCGGCGTCCTCGTCAGCGGGCTCGCCGTAGCACTCGCCGGCGCGGCATCGGCGCTCGGTGTGTACTCGACAGCGGCGACGGCCGCGGCCGGCGCGACTACGGCACTCGGGACCGCCGTGGCGGTCCTCACCGGGCCACTCGGGCTGGCGCTGGCGGCGGTCGCGGCGCTGGCCGCCGCTTGGAAGACGGACTTCATGGGGATGCGCGACATCACCCAGCAGGCCGTCCAGCAGATTCGGCAAGCACTCCAGCGGGGCCTCCAACAGGCCCAGCAAGTCGTTCAGCAGGCGCTCGCGCGGATTCAACAGCTCTGGCAACAGCACGGTCCGCAGGTGATGAGCGCCGTCCAGTCGGCCTATCAGCAGGTCAGACAGGCCGTGATGACTGCCCTCCAGACGGTCCAGTCAGTCGTGCAGACCGGCCTCGCGTTCGTCAAAACGATCTGGGACCAACACGGCCAGCAGGTGATGGCGACCGCGCAACGGCTGTGGTCGATGATCCAGACCGCCGTCCAGACGGGGATTGCCCTCGTCAAGCAGTTCGTCCAGCAAGGACTGGCGATCATCGAAGGGCTGTGGCAGACTCACGGGCAGGCGATCATGACCGAAGTGCAGGAAACGTGGACGGCGATCCGGACAACCATCACGACGTTCTGGAACTGGGTGAAGCCCTACATCAAGACGGCGATCGGCGCTGTGTTGACGGCGATCACCACGGTGCTGAACCTGATCATGGACGCGTGGGACCGATGGGGCGACGAAATCATGACCGTCGTCCAGTTTGTGATGGATGCGGTACTCACGACCGCGAAGGTCGCGATGGATGCGGTCCTGACTGCGATCCGAGTCGCGCTGAACCTCATCCAAGGAGACTGGGAGGAAGCGTGGAACGCGATCAAGGGGTTCTTAGAGCGAACCCTCAACGCGATCGTCTCGTTCGCACAGGAGTGGGGCGGCCGCTTCCTCGACTGGCTCGGGGGCGTCATCAAGGACGTCATCGGCTGGTTTGAGGATCTGTATCAGGAGTTGATCGGGGGCAGCATCATCCCCGAGATGTTTTCGGATATCCTCACTGCGGCCCGAGAGTTCGGATCGGATCTCTTGGAATGGCTCGCGGAGATGGTGAGCAGCTTCATCGAGGATGTCCGGCAATGGCTTGATGACGTGCTGTCGGATGTGACAGAGAAGTTCACCGAGATCAAGGACACCATCGACGAAAAGCTGAACGAGGCCTACGACCGGGCCAAACACTGGCTTGACGAGATGCTGTCGAAGGCCGAGGAAATTCTCGGGGACCTGTTCGATGCGGTGAAGACGAGCTTCCAAGACATCAAGGACAAAATCGACGAGAAAGCCGAGGAAGCCTACGACCGCCTCGAACACTGGCTTGACGAGATGTTGTCGACGGCCGAGGAGATCCTGGCGGACCTGTTCGACGCAGTGCAGACGGAGTTTCAGAATATCAAGGACAAAATCGACGAGAAAGCCGGGGAGGCCTACGACCGCCTTGAACACTGGCTCGACGAGATGCTGTCGAAGGCTGAGGAAATCCTCAGCGACATCATCACCGCCATTGAGGAGTGGAGTCTGGTCGAAGATGTCAAGAACAAGGCGAAAAACGCCTACGATGAATTCGTCGAGAAGTTCGACATCGCCGGTGCAGTTGATGACACGATCTCCGCCGCCGAAAAGACGCTGCGGAGCTTCGATCCGATGAGTCTCATTGACGTGCCCAGTAAAAGCGATGTCGTCCCAGACTGGGCCGGTGGCGGGGGCGGCGGGGGCGGCGGTGGGGGCGGTGACTGGGAGATCCCCGACGTCGACATCGGCGCGGCGCATGGCGGTGTGTTCACCGAGCCTCGCGCGACGATGATCGGCGAAGCCGGCAACGACGAGGCGGTCATCCCGCTGAACGCTCGCGGACGGTCCATCCTTACGAGCGCCATGGAGGCGGCGGGCGCTGGCGGTGAGGGCGGTGGCACGACCGTCCGGATCGACTCGGTCGAGACTGGGGCGTCGACGCGCCGCGAAGCCCGCGGCATCGGCGACCAGATCGGCGACGAACTAAAACGCGCGCTCGATAGCGAGAACCTCCGATAAAGAACTACAGATACATCCGAAGCTTGTCTTATCGTGGGTTAGAGCGGCTGAGTAGAAGCCATCGGCCGATGACGCGGTGCGCCGCCGAGGACCGATGGCCCAACCGTTTTCGGAGGTGACCAATGGCTATCAATAAGTATGTGCTGACAGATTACCACGAGTTTCGCAAACCAGAGTTCGGGGCGAAAGAATATCACGACTACATTACCGCCAATATTGACGAGTTCGACGCCCGGATCGTCAAGAAAGGCACCACGGCCGACCGTCCCACTGCGGGGACCGAGAATCGGTGGTACCTCGCGACCGACGAACCCGCCATCTACTACGACGACGGGAGTGCGTGGCAGTTAGTGGCGGGACGTGACGCCTCCGGCGAGACCATGTCGGCCGACGAGTTCCTCGCGACGGCTGACGGCTCGACGACCGACCCGGCGTTCGCGTTCGACGGCGACCAAGACACCGGGCTGTATCGCGTCAGCGATGGCGTGATCGGCGTAACGACCGGCGGCACGAAAGCTGCCGAGTTCGGTGCCGCCGGCGACGTTACCCTCCCGAACGGCGGGCTCGAAGTCGGCGATGGCGACCTCACACTGACGGGGGGGCTCCCCAACATTTCAGGCGTCGACAGTCTCCAGTTCGGCAGTTCTACTGCCGAGATCGAGTTGCCGGCTCATTCTGGCGCAACCCTGCGTATCGCCTCCCGGGACACGGGATCGACATTGGCGACGTTCTACGCCAATGATACGCTGCCGCGGTTCTTCCTCGGGGTCGACATTCGCGGCGACATTGTCGACGACACGGCGACCATCTACAACAGCGCGAACAGTTGGGTGCCGTTGTCGGTGCTTGAGGCGACCGACATCACGCTAGACGGCGGCACCGGCCTCAAGAACGGCAGTACGGCAACGCTCGGCGGCTCGTTCAGCCTCGACATCGAACCGGCGGACTTCACCGGGGCGTTTCTATCTGATGACGGAGCGGATGCCCTGCAGGCCAACCTCGGGAACGGCGTCGAAGGTGACGGCAGCGACAACATCCGCGTCGCCGCGGCGACCGTTGCCGGTGCGTTCCTATCGGCGGGCGCGAACCCCTACCAACTCGCCGTCAACCTCGGGGGGTTCCTCTCTGGCGACGGGAGCGACAACGTCGCGGTGAGCCTCGGGTCAATGCTGACCGGCGACGGGAGCGACAACATCACGCTCGCGCTGGGCACCGGCATGAAAGACGCAAGCGGCAGTCTCGCGGTTGAGCCCGCTGACTTTGCGGGGACGCTCCTGTCGGACGACGGCAGCGATACCCTCCAGGTCGACGAAGGCAGCATCTCCCACGACGGGATCGACCAGACGACCGTCGACAGCAGCGACCATCACGTCAAGACCGGCGCGTCGACCGGGCTCAATACTGACGGGGACGACCTCGCGGTCGACACCGTCGCGACCGGTACGGCAACGCTCTCGTCGGGGGCGGCCACGATCTCGACGGGTGTCACGACGACCGGCACGCACCTTGACGTGTATCTCGACCCCAGCGGCGGCGGCACCAACAGTGCCGACGTGAAGGCGTCGGCGCGGGCGTTCTGGGACGACAACGCTGGCGAGTACAAAGTCGAGATCCTCGAAGACGGGACGAGCGTCGGCAACCCCGATATCGGCTACCGGGTGGTGGGTGCCTGATGCTGTACGGTGATATTGAGGGGCGACTCTCGGGCGGCGGGACGGCCCTCATCGACTCGTTTGAAGACGGCAACACGGACGAGTACACGATCGCGTATGGCAGCAGTTCCGACTTCACCGTTGTCGATGAGACGGACGTCACGCCATCGGCACGGGACGGGTCGAAGCTGCTGGAGGTCTCACACGACAACTCGTCGCAGACGTACGTCGCTATCGGGTCGTCGTCCGGGCTCAATAACTACCCGCAAAAAGGCGACGCGATCGACTACTGGCTGTACTCGGGCGACTGGTCGGGGATCGACTTTTCGGGGTTTACCCACTGCTGGCAGGATGCTGATAATCGGTTTCGGACGCGGGTCGAGTCCGGCAGGCTCAAAATCGTGCTCGAATCGGGCGGGACGCTGGCCACCAACACTGCGTCGTTCGCGGTCAGCGACAGCACGTGGTACCGCGTTACCGTCACATGGGACGACGGCGCGACGTTCGGCGGCAATGATGGTGAGCAAACGGCTACTGTGTACGACAGTAGTGGCACACAACAGGCCCAAACCTCCCTCACTGACGCGTCCTTGACCGGCCCGGACGAGATTCGCTGGTTTATGCAGTCCGACGGGTCGAGTTACAGCACCTTCTTCGACTACGCGCACCTGTAGCCATGCTCAGCATCAAAGACGCCTATATCGACGTGCATCTGTCGGAGACGGGCGCAGGTGTCGATTTCACCATCCCCGGCGGCGATATCGAGCGCATCGAGCACAGCCGCCGGATCAACCGGCGGAAGGACGAAGGCGAGATCGTCCTCCACAACCACGACGGGAGCTACAGCACCGACGACACGCAGATCACGCTGGGCGACCGTCTCGACGTGTATGTCGCGCCGGAGGGAGCCCCGACTGCGTGGGGGCGTGGCGGTTGGGGCTACGGCGGGTGGGGCGGCCATCGGCTACTGTGGTCGGCCATCGTCCAGGACCCGACGTACCGCCGCGAGAGCGCGGCCCGGTCGTTTCTCGACCTTGAGTGTACGGACTTCGTGTTCGGCATCCTGGCCGAGCGCACCGTCTTCGATTCGTTCGACCAAGTGCCGATCAGCGGCAGCGACGACGCCATCCTCAATCAGGTGGTACGTCGGGAGGCCCCGGCGATCGACCTGCGGCATGTCGCGGACGTTGGCGAGACGACATCGGTCACCGCCGGCGGCACCGACCTGCTGGAGTTCGTCATCAAGCTGGCACGGCGTTGCGACGCCGTCATGTATGGCTACCGCGACCGCCTCGTGTTCGACCGCGTCGACACCATCGCCCGGGAGTTCGTCGTTGACCCCGACACGGACATCGGCCCGGTCGAGGTGCCGTTCAAAGGCGGGAGCGTCAAAAACGAGATCCGCGTCGACGGCTCAACCGACCACCGCCCGTACAGCAAGGCCACGCAGACGACACAGGACGGCTACACGACGGTTACGCAGGACGCGCGGGCAACGGTCGCGGTCGAACTCCCGAAGAGCCGGATGGAGCGGCTCGAACTCTGGACGAACCCCACCGACAGTCGGGAGTCGATCACCGTGCGGCTGCAAGCCGATGACGGCGGCGCGCCGGTTGATGCGACCGACACCGAACTCGACATCGACAGCACGCAGTTGAGCCACGAGTTCCTCGCCGCCGACGGCTTCACAGACTTCGTCCTCAACGACCACACGCTCCCGGACGCGGCCAACACCTGGGTTATCGTCGAGACCGACGGTCCCGACGGCCAAGCGATCGGCATCGACACGGCCACGGGAACGCCAGCGTACAAGGCACACTACCCGTTCCCTGTGACGACGCAGGTACTCGACACCGACAGCATCGGCCAGTACCGCAAGCGCGAGCAAAACATCAGCCAAGACAACCTCGACACGCTTGACGCCGCCCAGGAGTTGGCCGGGGAGGCGCTCGCCCATCGCGCCGAGCCAGAACACGAGGTCAACACCGACGCCGTCTCGCGGCGCGCGCACCGTCTCGATCCCGGCGAGGTCATCGCGTTCGGCGGGGAGCAGGGGGGCCAGTCCGGGCTTGACCGCGAGCGGGTAAACGGCGATTACATGATCACCGAACTGACCGAGACCCTTGACGGCGTGACGCTGACGGCGTCACTGTCCGCACAGGAGACGAGCAACATCTAGCCATGAGCAACAGCTTTGAGGAGGCGGCGCTGATCCTCCGCGAGATCAAGGAAGACATCGACCGACGCAAGGAGCGCCGGTCGCGCGGCGGGCCCGTGAACGTGTTCCGCGGGTCGACAGCCAGCAGCCGTAGCGCCGCCAGCACGACTACGAGCACCGACTCCGCCGGGTCCTGGACCTGGGGCAGTAGCGAGTACGACCACGACGAGCTGGGTGACTAATCGATGACTGCCTGCGTCGGCTGGCACGAACTGTTAGTCCGCCTCGCAGACCCCGAAGACGATCTGTCGAGCGCGGACATCACCTACCGGCTGGCGGTTGGGACCGACGACACGACGAGTCCGGCCTACGGCAACACCAGTCTGAACAACGAGGTGTCCCGGACCGACGTCACCGACTTCATCAACGAGGAATCGGATCTGTTCACCTCGACGTTTTTGGACAGCACCGAAGCCAACGATCACGCCATCGTTGAAGCGGGCGTGGTCGCTGTCGTCCCGAGCGAGAACACCGAATACCTATGCGCTCATGAACTCATCAACGCCATCAACAAGACCAGCGGCAAGACCGCGACGATCGAGCAGACGCTCGCGAACAACAACGACCCGAACGATGCCTGACGAGACCGACGACTTCTACGAGGAGTGGCGTGCGTTTTACGAGTGTTTCACCGCGGCCACCGACACAGAGGTCGAATTGACGGAGTCCACGGCTCGTGTCGCCCGGAAAGTGGCTTACCTCCCTGACTGACCATGACAGACGACGTTGATCCCTCAAAAGGCGCGGACGGCGTCGCCTTCGCGGTCGCACAGGCGATCCAGCAACACGGCGCAGTCGGGGACGGCTGGATCGTCCCCGAGACGGACTCGTACGCCACCGACGACACGGCGACGAAAACAAGCAGTGGCACCAAAGGGGCGTTCGCGACGGTCGGCGACAGCGGCCTTGACATCACGTTCGATACCGGCGAGGCGTTTGTCGGCGGGTCGTGGCTCTGTACGGACACGCAGACGACGGTGACGCTCGCCGATAACACGACCGGCCAGACGATCGAACTCGGATGGGATGCCGACGCCGGCGAGACCGTCCTCATCGGCGAGCGCGGGACGACTGTCGGCGATAGCTTCGCCTCACGAGACCCCTCGATCCCGCTGTACACCCTCGACACCGATGCGGGGGCTATCGTCTCGAAGACCGACGAGCGCACGGTTGGGAAGACGACGCAACTCGGCGCGGCGTCCCTCGATGCTGAGTCCGAACTGGCACGGTTTCTGATGACCGCCGCCGGTGACGCGCGGGGGTCACCCGGCAACGCGACGAACGAGGTCTGGCGGGCTGGGTCGTCGACATCGGACCTCCTGTTGACCGTCAACGCCGACGGCCGCATGGCGCTGGCGTGGAACGCCTATTACGACGGCAGTGACTGGCGGTATATCGTCGACGACGAGTTCGCGTTTCGGCTCGCGTTCGGTGTTGGCATCAACAACGACGACGCGGGGATCTACGTCGCGGGGAGCGGCAACGCCGACGACCCGGTCTCTTGGAGCCAGGCCATGGCCGTGGACCACCTGGATGGCTGGCGGGACGGTGCGGGCAACTTGGTGTACGATTCGGCCGCCGACGAGGTGCCGCAGGCCCGTCTCGGCGGCCCCGCGTCGTCGCTGTCGCAGTACCCCCTTCCGGCCGGCGATATCGACGACGGCAGTGGGAACGGGTTGGACGCCGACACGGTCGATGGGAAGGAGGCGTCGGAACTCGAAGGCGGGAGCGGGGAGTGGACGCTGCTTGACAGCCACTCCGATACGGATAGCTCGACAACGATCGACTACGACAGCGGCACGCTGTCGACGACGTACGACCTCTATCGGGTCGTCCTCCACTACCACTCCCACGGCGGGTCAACGTATGACTTCAACGAGGGGCGGTTCCGGATCAACAATCGCTCGACATCGAACTACCAGATGACGAATATCGCGGGCGGCAACACTGTCACGCAGACGAACAAGCCCCACTGGGAGAACCTCGGGAAAGTCGAGAACAGCAAGGACCGCGACGGGGTGGCCGACGTGGTCATCCGCGGCACGTCGCCGGCGTCGTCGGCGAGCAGTCAGCATCCGACGGTCTCGGCCCGGCACTGCGCGGGGACGTTCGACACGTTCCAACTCAACAACGGCACGTTCCGCGAGGATATCGAGGTCGTCGACCAAGTTGAGGTGTGGACGATCGGCGACGCGGTCGGCGAGGTCCGGCTGCACGGCCGTGACCGCTAAGCGACGACTCCTTTTCGAGTGGTGTTCGGTGTGGTACTGCACTGGACAGCGGCGGCGCTGCCCAGCACCGAGCGCGACGGCTACTCGGCCGCGTCGTCTTGCTGACTCATTGGTCGGCCTCTCGGACCGCGTCGAGCGTGTAACTCGTGTCGGGCGTCATCGGGCTCGTGTGCGCGCTGACCTCGGCCACCAGCTCCGCGTCGGCGTCCGCAAGGTCGGCCAGGTCGTCGGCGAGTTCTGCTTGGACCTTTGAGGTGCTCGGATTCTCGGGGATCTCGAACTCGGGCTTCTCTGCGTGGTCAACAGTGACGACCCACCGCCCCTTACCTTCGGGCTTCCACGGCTTCGTTTCGAGTTCGATGCTGACAACGTCGCAAGCCTGTTTCGTCATTGGTGTCCCCCTCTACACTAACGTAGGGCAGGGTACTACTTAACTCTTGCCCTACAAGGTTGTAGTGTGGGGGTTAATTGGAGTTGCGCCCTCGCGACAGCCACGCCTCAGCCCAGGCTTCGACGCGCTCAAGCTCGATGCGGTCGGCCTCGAAGCCGTCGGGGCGTGCCTCCATCCGCGCCTCCGGGACTCCCTGATCGACGGCTTCGGTCGTGTACCACTCCGCGGAGATGTCTTCGTAGCGCTCGCCGTAGGCGGAGGCAGGCGGCGCGTCGTCGATGTAGACGAGTGTCGGCTTGCCGTACTGGATCGACGACACGAGGATCGTCGTTGCCGCCAGCCCGAGGTAGCCCTCCAGCGAGAGCATGAGACCAAATCCAGACTGAGTTTCTGTGCCGGCGAGCTCGAAGCCCTCGTAGTGGACGCTGTAGTCCCGCTGGAGCATGGTTAGCCCGCCGGGGTTGATCTCCGAGCTGTCGCCGTAGTCAATGCGGATCTCCCCGCCGGCCTCGATGAGCAACTCACGCAGGTCGTCGGCGGGCTCGTAGTCGGCGTCGGTGTACTGTGCCATCGCTACAGCTCCGGCCCGTGCTCAACGAGCCACTCGGCTTGGGGGCGATCCTCCTCTCGATAGCGTTTGATGTGGTTGCTGATCGATCCTGAGCTACTGTACCCTATGCTGTCCGCGATGTCTTGCTGCGAGTAGCCCGCGGCGGCCATCGCGACGACCCTGGCCCGCGTCTCCGCAACTCCTCCTCGCTCGTGGAGTTGCTCGGCGAGCGCTTCCCAATCGTCCGGTTCTTCGCCATTAGTGTTTGTCTCAGTCTCGGTCATGTGTATCAGCCGTAGTACGGCTTGTCTGCCTCTTCGTCGATGTGGATAGTGACTTCGTAGTAGTCCCACGCATCGCCCGGCAACTTGGCGAGCCGCCCGAGCAAACTCTCGTAATCGGTAAATTTGTCCTTCCAGTCAGCTTCGTCGGCGCGCTCGCGCGCTTCGCCCGGCGCTGCGGCGAGCACTCGCTGCCGGCCGCTCGGGAGCCCGGACTGCCAGCGGGACTCCCGGAGCGCGCGCTCAATGAGGTCAGCCTCCTCGTCGCGGTCGAAGACGTAGCCGATGCCAGTGGCCCGTAACCTGTCTGCGATATCGGCAGCCGTCCTGTCGGCGACCGAAACGCGGACGGTATGGACGCCGTCGGCGTCCTGAAGCAGATCCGTCACGGCCGCTGCGACGTGGTAGGGGTTGCGGCCGGGCGCGTAGACCCGCCAGTCCCGACTCCGCGCGTAACCCTCATTTTGAACCGCCGCGCTGAAATCGACGGGGATGCGGCCGCCCTCGCGTGTGACGACGTCCGCAATCTGAGCCGTCAGCGGATCGTCACTGCTGTCGCGAGCGTAGACGCCGTCCCCCCGCGGGTCCTCGGGGTTGGCCTCGCGGTAGTCCGCAGTCGTCTCGGGCTGGTAGCCCGCCAGCGGCTCGTCAACATCGCCATCATCGTGGAGGTCGTCGTAGCCCCCTTCTGCGACGCCGAGGCGTGCGATCCACTCACTGCCGGTGGCCTTGAGTGCCCGGCGGGGGACCTGGGGTTTGAGGCTGACGTAGCCGATCGTATCGTCGTTGCCTCCGGTCCCGACCACCATCCCGACGCCGAGGAGCTCGTCCTTGTACCACCCCCGGCCCTCGTACGGCGTCTGGGCCTCGTCCCCGGAGACGATCCGGCGCGTGCCGTTACGGCTGGGTTCGCCGCCGGCGACCTTATCCCAGTCCGTATAGCTGTTGCCGCCGTCCGTGACCGTACCGCCGTCGGTCGCGACCGGTTGCGGGACATCGGGTGTCTCCGGCGTGTGGTCGTCGTCACCCGTCGCGTCGCTCGCTTCGTCGCCGTGGACCATGCCCTCGTGGACGGCCAGCCCATGCGCGTTGTCGAACGTCTTGCCACAAGTCTCGCAGTCGTGAGTCTGGGCCTCGCTGTCGGCGTCGATCGTCACGACCGTCGCGTCAAGCGCGCGCTCGACCTGGTCGCGGTCGATCTCACAGAGGTCGCCGCCAGCGACGACGTAGTACTTGCGGCCCTTCTCGCGGCCGCCGTGGCTGTGCCAGCACACCTCAACGATGCCGCCGTCGGCGACAGCCACCGTCTCCGTGCCGCGCCCGTACGGGCTGATAAAGTCGCGGTCAAGGTCGTACTGGTCGTCGGTGTCAGTGACCCGCGCGACCCACTGCTTGTTGCCCTTGGTGATCTCGATGGTCAGTTCATCAGCGTCGTCGATGGTGAGGTCAGGCTGTCCCATTGTGTCTCCCTCTACACTAACGTAGGGCGGGGTACTACTTAACTCTTGCCCTACGGGATTGTAGTGTGGGGGTTAAATGACTGCGGTGCCCAATATCTTTTTGTGGTCCCGGCGATCAAACCGAACCGCTTCAGACGGCGCTGTAGAGCGGTTGAAGTTGGCGTCCCCACCACACGATGCGGTTTCAGACGGACTCTTGTGAGGGCTATCTGATGTCGTGGCCGAGCGAGTCGACAAGCGTCTGAAGCGTCAGGCCGCAGTCCGTGCAGCGCTGCATCCCGTTGCTGTCGCGGCCGATCTCGTGGTCGCCGCTTGGGCAAGCGTCGT